ACTAATGGCTAACTTACAAGATATAGTAAACAGAAGTGAAGTAGGCGCAATTAAGCCTTGGACTAAAGCTACAGCCCCAGCAGGTTACTTATTATGTGATGGTTCAGCTGTATCAAGATCAACCTATGCAGAATTATTCGCTGTAATTGCCTCAACTTATGGAGGCGGTGATGGATCAACAACTTTTAATGTTCCTCAATTACAAGGTAAAATGCCACAAGGTTATGATGGTAATACATATAACTTAGCAGGAACTGGTGGTGCAAATACCGTTACAGTATCTGTTACTAACAACCAAGCTGCAACAAATGCTACAAACCAAGCTGTAACTGTAACAGGAAGTATTTCTAATACTTCTTTAACAACTGCTCAATTAGCATCACACAGTCATGTTCCTACTATTGGACAGGAAGGTTATCATCCTAACGCAATGAATAACTCAGCAAGAGCAGCTAAAAACAGTAGAGGAAGTGAAAATCTTCCTAACCCTACAGGTAATGCAGGATCAGGAACTGGTCACAATCACTCTCATACTTTATCTGGTACTTTAACAGGTAATATAACAACAAGTTTAACTGGATCCGTTACGGCTGCAGGAACAAATTCATTTTCACCATATGTGGTGGTTAACTATATTATAAAGCACTAGGAGATATTGATGGCAACACAAATAGTAATATCAAATGGAGATAACATTTTAATAGATAATTCTTTTGGAATTAATTGGGTAGATAAAGGTAAAAATTGGGTAGATGCTTGGTGTCCAAATACAATTCATTGTGTTATCTGGAATAATTTAACAGGACAAAATGAAATTCAAAGCAAAGATGCTTCTACTGGAATGATGACAGGAAATACTAATTTAAGTGCTACTAGCGACGCTGTAGGATCAACAACTATTGCTGCTTTACTTACATGGGCAGAAACTAGAAAAGGTCAAATTGAAACTGCAATTACAGCTTATGAAACTGCTGTTGATGATGATATTAAAAATGGAACTACCAATGCTAATGGCAAGACTTGGCGAAATTACGACTCCAATTATTCGTAAAAAGTACCTCTTATCTGTAATACTTTTCTTTTTTTAGGTCCTGTAACAGGGCATACTTTATGTTGAATCTTTTGTTTTATTGTTAATAAAGTATTTGGATAAGGATAAGAAACTAAAGGCAATCCTCTTCCAGTATCAATTAAAGTTTCACCACCCCAATTATCATTCCAAGTATCATGCATATAAAAAGAATAATTTAAAGTATAGTTATTATCATCATGCCAATTTATTCCTGAGAATTTATCATATTCATAGTATGTAACATTAATATGTGATTTTTTAATAAAAGGAATAAAAGGACAACTTATTAATACTTTGCAAAAATCATTTAATATTTCTATATCAGTTTCAATTTTACCTTCTGTTATATTTGCTATTGGGTGTGTGTGATTTACCTTTTTCATAGTTATTGAGTTATTTTCATCTTTATAAAGTTTTTTAGACCATGCATTGTGAGAGTTTTGATCAGTTTTAAAATCTAAAGAATTTATTTTTTTAAATAAGTCATAAGGCAAAAAGTCATTTATAATAATAGCACAATCATCTATGTTCGCTTTAATATGCATTATTTATAATTTTTCTTTTGCCAAAACATAGTCTTATATTTATCCACCCATTTACTTAATAATTTATCAATAGTTTTTGAATGAAGTTTTTCCATATAAAAACCTGACCATTTTTTCCATGAATCTCTTTTAAAAGGAATGACTTGAATCATAGGCTCTCCTTTTTTTATTAAAAATTGTTTATCTCTTTTGTGAAGAATAAAAGGAAAATTTATTAAATTTACATAAACATCTGTGTCTACAATTCCTGATATTATTTCAAAACGTGACTCTAATCTATTCATTGGTTTAATAAATAAACAACTATAACCAGGTGGTGTTTTAATCAACCATTTGTTATGAAATTTACCTGCATTTTTCCCTGTTATTTCACGCCATTTTTTAGGTAATTGTGATTCATTATGAACTCCAAAACCAGTTGCATCTTTATTTGCAGGAGTAACAGAAAAATCATCTTCAACAGGATCAACTAAATAATCTTGATCAAAAGGAATTATGTATCCCATTGTTAAAGAATCTAAAAAAGGCATACATGTTTTTAAAGTTGGCATGTGCATGTTGCCCGTATGAAATCTTTCTAATTCTTTATATTCTTCTGGTATAAATCTAGAGGCGGGTTGTGGGTGTGGCCACACCTTTGCCATTCCTTCGTCTGTTGCACAAAAGGTAATTTTTTTAGTTAACATATCAATCAATAAATATCCCTACGGACATTCTCCAAAAAGGTAAATTTACTTTAACGGGCATTGCATCATGCAAGTCGTTTCCTGAAAATAAAACAAAATTACCAGGAGAAAAATTAATAGTGGTATCTTTTACTTGTAAACTACCACCCCAGCTGCTGTCCCATTCAGGTGTTAAAAAACCAACTAAAGTGTGTGCACATTCTCTATGATCATGAAAATGAAACTTATCACTTTTTTGTTGAGCGTTTAACGAAATTGATTTTATCTTATAAAACCCTAAGTCAAATCCTTGTTCTCTTTGTAAATGACTATTGACTGATGCTACCAAACCAGAAAAAAATCCGTACCAATAAGGATTAAAAATTGAGTTATCAAAAGAAACTTTAAAAGTAGGATAATAAATACTTAGATTTCCATAAGGAGTGTTAATTTTCCAATCGTGATCGAGTAATTGATTGTAAACATTTTTTATTTCATATGCATTAAGCACGTTTTTTATTTCATATATATCACTCATGGTTTTTGTATAAAATTAAAAGACATGGATCTTCTAATTTCTCCTTTTATTTTTGTTTTAAAAGGCATAACACAATGCTGATGACATGCTTCAAATATATAAAAATGCCCTACTTCAGGTTCCATCCAAGTCATATTTGTACCATTAACATCTGTAAAACCTAGTTGTCCGTCTCTGAATTTGTGTGGATCTTTTACATCATTAATAAATTCTGGAACTTTTAAAAACATTACACTAGACCAACCAGTGTTATCATGATGAGTGTGAGGAGGGTTGTATTCTCCTTGTTTCATATCATTTATCCAACAGCTTAAAATTTCTAATTCTTTATTTCCTTTAAATAAATTTACTTTTTCTAATGTTTCAATGTAATCATTCATACAATCTACTATATGTTTAGCTATTACTGTTTGCCCAATATGATGAGTAAACTCTCTTTCAGAATCTAATCTACCTGCTAACCTTGGTCCAAAAGATTTAAGTTCTTTCCTATGAGCTTCGTATTTATTGTTCAAATCATCTATGGCATCTAAAGACATATTATATCTTTTAACTACTCTTCCAAATAAATTTGTTTGTGCTTTCATTTTAAACTTACCCAAAATTGAATACTAAATCTTTGTTCTAAAAAAGGAACATCCTTTTTATTTTTAGAATATAAAGGAGTTATTGCATGTGGTATGTAGGAAGGAAATACTACCATAAAATTATTTTTATTTTTAATTTCTATTATCTTATTATCATAAAAAAGCATATTTCCTCCTTCAAGAGAATCTCCTTTATTTAAAATTAAATTAAATGTAAAAATATTTTTATTTGGATTATCCTTATGCCAATTATAATATCCACCATTATTGTAACTAATTACATGTATATTCCATATTAAGTCCCGTTCTAAAAACTCGTAAACTTGAGATGCATTGTTTTTTAGATAGTAAGACAAACCTTGATGAAAAAACCATTGGTGAAGACTTTCAAAAAAATTATCATTGTTTTTTTCTGTTTTATTTTCTAACCAAAAATCTAAACCTCCACACATACTACTAAATAATTGTTTAGAGTTAATCCAATTAGGAATATTAAAAATTTGTCTGTTATTTAAAATATCACTGTAGAGTTCATCTACTTTTTGTTGTGGTAAAAAATTATCACAAGCTATTATGTTCTTTGATAGGTTATAATATTTCATTTTTTTTAATCCTCATACTTAAAATTAAAAGCAAGTGACATTCTTTCTTTTTTAGAGTCTTTAACTCTGTGATACAAATTACTGTCAAAAACAATTAACTCCCCAAGCTTAGGTTTATGTGAATAACGAACATCTTCTGGAAAAATAGCAAACTCAATATCAGAGTTGTTATCTGTTAGATAAAAAACACCAGCGCCTTGTTTTAAAATATTTTTTTCTACGTGATAATGAAATTCTTGATAACCTCCTTTTTCATAAACATTTATCCAAGAGCTTGTTATCATAAAAGGTTTTTTTAAAAATTTATTTATTTCTTTTTCTATATGTTCTTTTAAATATATAAATTCATCTATCGCAAATAAGATATTCTTGTGTATACCATAAGATGTATAAGCTTCACATTCCCAACTTCTTTCCGTAAATGTTGCCTTATTTGTTTTTATATATGTTTTTATTGTTTCTAATATATGTTTATTTTTCATCTCTGAAACAAAAAAACTTTTTTTAGTTATTACTATTTCTTTCATTTTGGCATGTAAATATTTTCAATAGAAGATTGTTTCATAGTATTTAAAGCATCTTCTTTAGTTTCTACTAAAGGTTTTCCTGCTAAATTAAAAGAGGTGTTAAATAATAAAGGAACTTTAGTCTCCTCATAAAAAATTTTTATTAAATCATAAAAAAATTTATTTTGTTTTCTAGTAACTGTTTGTAATCTACATGTGTTATCTACATGTATAATTGATTTTATTATTTCTTTTTTATGTGCAAGAGGTTTAAAGACATAAAGCATATAAGGAGACTCAGTAATGTTTTTCATATCAAACCATTCTCTAGCATATTCTAGCATAATTGTTGCAGCAAAAGGTCTATAATTTTCTCTTTTTTTAATTTTATTAACTATTTGTTTTGCATTTTTATTTCTAGGATCAAAAAGAAGAGATCTTCTTCCTAAAGCCCTTGGTCCAAGTTCTGATGAACCATGAAAAATAGCTAATATTTTTTGATCTAAAATAACTTGTAAAGCTTCATATTTATTAGAGTATATATTCATTTAATACTCCTTTTGGCTGTTTATGTTTAAGTCTTAAATATTCTACTATACCTAAACTTAATCCCTCATCTCCACAATAAGGAGGTATTACTAAGTTAGGAAATTGTTTTTTTAAAGAAGTGTTCCACACCACATTCTGTGCCACACCTCCTGAATATGTCATACAATCATTTTCACTATTAACTATTTCTTTAAAAAAATTAACCATAACAAAGTTCATGTAAAAATGAACAGTGTGTATCCAATCTAATTTTTTATGTTGCGCTAAAAGTTTATCTCCTAGGTGTTGTTCATATAAAGAAAAATTAAATATTATATCTACGTTTTTTAATGTAAAATTTTTTATTTTATTTAAATATTCTTTATCTAATTTTCCATAAGATTGTAGTCCCATAAGTTTTCCTGCAGCATTTAATCCTCCAGATCCTTCAATTCCTAAAATATAACATGCATTATTATAAGCTTTTCCCACACTTTCTTTTTTATCTAAATACCCAATGTCGTAAATTTTTTTATTTTTAAAAACAGTCCATCCAATGTTTGAATCACCTTCAGCATCAAAAACAAAATGTGTATTACATTCTTCGTATAAAGGCCAAGAACTTAGTGCGTGTGCATAATGATGATTTATTCTTGTCATATTATAAGGAAGATATTTAAAAGAAGTTTCTGGAAAGAAAAATTTATCTTTAAGCTTGTACGCCCACGGATCAAAAACAATTCCTATTTCTTCAAAATCATTAGGTGTTACACCCCACAATTTTTTTACATCATCAATCCATGATTCAAAATTATTATAAGCATCATATTTTTTTTGTGTGTGTCTTTCTAATTTATAATATAAAACTTCTTTTCCTGTATAATAAGAAATATTAGAATCATGTTCACATAATCTTAAACCTAAAAATTTCATTACTAAAAAAAATTTTCTCTTTTGCCGCGATATTCTACTTTAAGATTAATAGCAAAAGTTACACGTGGTTTTTCAGATAAATTTGGAGACACCGAGTGCCACATACCCCCATCAAAAAATGCAATGGTTCCATCCTTAATGTTTATTTTTTTGTGAATATTAGTAATAGTATTTTCTTTTTCTTTTTTAAGAAGTCTATAATGATCTTTCCTTGTAAATATAAAATCTGAAAAAGAATTTTCTGTGTCAACAAAATACACGGCAGCTATGTGGCATGCATGAAAATGAGAAGTAGCAAATTGATTTTTACTGTACCAATTTATCCAAGCATCTTCTGTGCTTAAATAAGGAGCATCATATCCATCTTGAATAATAGACGAATGAATAATATCTGTTATCTTTTCAGTTAATTCTCCGATTGCTGGGTATCTTAAATGAGAATCCCAAGCTGTGCGATTTGCTTTTACGTTATCCTCTTCATCAGGAATGGTAGTAAATTTATGAATATTTTTATTGTCCTCTACTTTTATAATATTAGAAATTTGTTTTTTCCAATACTCATGATTAGGCATTGTAAAAAAATTTACTTCATCTACAAAAATAGGTAGTTTTTGAATTTCTATCATTCTTTTTTCTGTCTCTTTCATAACACAAATTCTCTGTCAAGAAAACAATTTTAAAAGATTACTTGATATATTCTATACATATGTTTAAATTAGATCTCACCCAAAAATTATAAATCAAGGAGATATTATGGAAAATCAAGAAGTATTGAAGGCTATAGCTACCCTTGCTGATAAGGTGA